CAGGTCTTCTCCTGCTGAGCTAAAGAAGTCTTCCACGTGGGAGAGTACATGTTGGCCAACAGCTTTAATACCTCCTTCGATGATTGTTGTGGCTTTGTTAACCACGGCTGATGAAGCTTCGACAATCTTAGGGACGTGAGGGGCTGATGGGGGGATGAATTCGTGCAGTGAAAGTTGTGATGTAACGAGTTGGAATTCGACGTTGTAAACAAGTTCAATATCGCACACAGTGGTATTGGGAGCTGCATTAAAAGCTTCTACTTGGATAGCGTCCCAGCTGCCTCCATTTACAAGTGTAGAACCTGTGTTTTGGGCTGAAAAGGCGCGGGCTGCAGTACCAGTAGGTTTTGAGATCATGGTGTATTCAGCTCCTGGGTACAAAGAGTACTCACTAACCTCGGCTCCGTACATGGAAGCGGAAGCTTGGGTTGAACTCGGGATGAACTGAGTAGTGAGTTTTCTGAGAATGACTGAACCTTGTGCTGTATTGGCTGGGAGGGTGTTTCGGACGACCACTCCCCAAGATACAATTCTGTATTTGGATGCAAAATTGAGAAAATCTAATCCTCCTGGGGTTCCGGAGTAGGTTGAGGCCCAGGTAATGGTTCCAGCGGAAATAGTTGATGCCTTAAGTACTGAGAAGGGGAGGTCTCCTGTAAACTGTATTGCACCGGAGGTTGTGTCTCCCGCAGCAACAGTAACAAGGACCTGTCGGCCTCGGATCTGGTATCCCACGGTTCCGTTTCCCTGCCCATCCGGCCACTTAGCGCACCGAGCTTTGTAGCAAAATGGATCAGTAACCGCGCACACTTGCTCATGCACAGACTTCCCGAGGTTGTTGTTCTTAAGGTTCCTACCAGGCTTCGTAATAGATCTCGCCATATTCGTTGAAGCAGCATAAGGAGCACGGCTCTTCTGCGTGGCAGAGGGTTTTGTTGCGGCACTGGTGACATTAGGTTTAGATTTCTTTGTCTTTTGTTTGTTTGTTTTTGACTTTCGCGTCATAAGTTTACCGTCCTATTTATATGATTTAGACGCACGGCATGAAATCCCTGATCATGCCGCCATATAAATAGGACGCTGCATTGGGCGTCTAGCCACCAGGATTGGAGACGACTTTCTCCACATCCTTAGTAGCTCTGACTGGCTTCTCCTTTCCACCCTTCTTCTTCTTTCTCTCTTCTCTTAACTTAGAGACAATGGGTTCAGCTTTTGGTCCGTAAACACTTAACGTGTCTAGAATGACCAAGCCGGGTGTCGCACTCCACCCTTCATAGCTAAATTCTCGACCTTCTGGGTACAGATTTGGACAATTGAGAATCGTCTCAATGTCTTTGGCGCCAGCAATCCAGTCGACAAATCCTACATAGTCAAATTCAACGAGCTCTTCTGCTGCGTTGGTAGACATCCAATCCTCATAATAATTGGGGTACTGATTTTCCGGGGAGACGTCATCTCCCCAACGGACTAAAGTACCAGTGGTTTGTCGTTTGCTCAGGCGTAACACCTTCTTCGCGATATCACCAATAATAGGCGTGTTCTTGTCAGTTAAACTGAAGGAAAGACACTTTTCAAAAAGTTTTTGCTCTGGATCGATATTACAATCGACTGTAAGGTGCAACTTTTCTAATTGGCGTTTCAAAGAACACATGGAATTAGGGTTTCCACTCCACACATCTGGTGCATAAACACGGGCTAAGAAATTAACGCCAGGGTCACCTCGTTTGTAAAAAGGTGCCTTCATGACGAAACCAACATCTCGACCTGCGCGAATTAACGTAGCAGGATGCATATCACCAGTGACTCCGTCGTCACCTCCAGCGATACACTTCTCGATGAGGTTTTCCCAAGCTTTATCAAATGTGTCACACTCATAAGTGTAGCCTAAAAACATGATGTAAAGGTTGATGATGGTGTTCCATACGGAAGTTCCCATTTCTCCGGATCCTCTTGTAAAATCTTGATCATACCACGTACCATAGCTATTGACACCCATATTTCCAAACGAGGACGCATGTGATTCTTTGAAATCAGCGTGATGTCGTTTTTGATACAGGCGAAGACCAACCATTACTTCAAGATCCCGACAGAATTCTTTCACGTGTCCGTCCATACGGGAGATATCACCACACACAATGGTTTTACTCTTCATAGCGACGTTAGCAACGGATTCAGCTACATCTTTCGGATTGCGTCCAAAAGCGTAGAAGGGAAATTGTTTCATGTAGTCCATGATGGGGTACATAAAGGCAGCGTAATCAATTTTATTACGGGGGGAGAAGGTAGTAATGTTTCGTGGATCTGTTGGTTTTCCGTAGACTTCTTTCTTCATAAAAGTCTTGACGATGTTCTGAGCGAGAGTAAATCCAGCAGCAAGAAAGTCTTTCTTCTGGCCGGGCTTGGTTTGTCGGGGCTCAATATCACTTGGAGATAAGGGCACAAGTGTATGGGAAACATGGTCTGGAATAAGATGGGTAACAAAATACTCTAAAGCTCTGGCTTTATGGGCTGTCATTTTGATGTCGGTCAATACTTTCTTACATTCTTCGACTCTGCCTCGGATGCTTTGGTCATTGTTGAGCTTATTATTCAACGGGACGAAGCCGGGCATGCAAAAGGGTCGAGCGAAAGGTACCATGCAGGGTTTATCTGCGGGGTCTGGTACACCATAAGAAACTTTGATCATAGCTGGAGACTGGTTGACACTCGAACGATCACCTGGACCATCATATTGGGACAAATAGTCGTCAAGGATGGGGGCAATGATATCACGGTTTTCGTGGTCGAGCATAGCTTTAACTTGGTACAGATTGAGTTTTTCATTTGGACTGATCTTCTTGGTAGATCGAAGTGAATTATAAACATCGATGGGAACTGTTGCAGCTGTGCAACTATTCAACCTAGCGACGGATACGGATAAACCTTCAGGGGACGTTACTTCAATCTTCGCAAAAGTTCCATCTACTGGTGAAAGGCGCTTCAAGACACGACATGTCAAGACAGACCACCAAGCAGTGAGGAAACCAAAAGATCGAATTGGGGTAAGGCAAACAACAGACTTGTTTTCGCCAGTATATCGAGTTACGCAATCGTACAAAACTGAGTAATAAGGAAAACCGAAGAAAGTTCGTGTTGCCACGAACGTATCAACGGAGTAATTCCAAATTTTGTGAACGTACTCAGCACCACCGGTCACTCGCCATACAATTTCGTTCTTTTCATTAAAAACAAAACTATAATCCTCGGCATTCGCGCCGGCAGCAACAGGTGTTACGGTGTATAACAGATGGGGTAAAGGGTAATTTGTAAGGTGTTCTTCCATATCAAGATAATAATCCACATCAACCATTGAGATGACATCGGTATCATTAGGTACGTCATAACTAGTGTTCATCTTGGTATCACTAGTCCACACAAATTCTCTATGGTTACGCATTCCGTTTCGTTGTTCACGGAAAGAACTCTGGAAGGAGAATTGGGACAATCCTAATTTAAGAATGACATTTGAGATCAATAAATTCGCTGCTGTTCGCAAGCCAGCGGATTTACCATGGGAGTGATTGTTAATGGGGGCATTACTAAAAAGGGGGGTAGAATTAAAGGTCTCTCGGATTGAGCGGTATTCAGGGAATACTTTGCTACAGTTTTGGATGATGAAGTTAAGCAAACGCTTTCGCTTCCAGTAGCAAATACCAGCAGTCAAGCAGATGACAGTGGTTCGCGGGTTTTCCCACAACAAATGAGCGGAAAAACTAATCAATCTTTTGATTCCTCCAATGCAAGTGGACAACAAGGCTTCAAATTGCCATTTAGTCCACATCACCAAACGTTTGGGAATACTCAATTTCCAAAGTTCGGCGAGGCCCAAAGGTGTTCCAACGAATGGGCGAATTTCTTGGCAGTAGCCAAGAAAGACTTTTGACTCCGCCTCTGGGCGGTGTCTCAACGCGATCAATTTCACATAAAAACTGTTCATTGTCTCGATTAGTATTTAGATTAAGGTTCAAAGATTATAATCTATTAGCTGTT